AGAACCTGTGTTGTTAAACAGTCGGAACGCAAGTCGTTGGCGTTCACAAGTTATTTTACCTAATCGGCTACGCTACTCTTGGGAGTAGCTGATGGCAGCAGCCTCACGTAAATCGAATTTTAAACTAACCGCTTTAGAGTCTTTTTCTGGCGGTCTTAATATGAGAGCCGATCAGTTCAATTTGGCTCCTAATGAGTCGCCAGATTTGTTGAACGTTATTGTTGACCCTAGGGGTGGCATTAAGCAACGTGATGGTATTGACCGTCGCAACAGCACCCCTTTATCAGCGGACGTTAAAGGAATGTGGGCTTACCATAGGACTACAGGTACGACAGCTTTATTTACATCTAACGCTGTGATGGTTAATTATGATACTAAAATAGGTTGGTCTACGGCAGATAACTTTAAGGAACTTACTGGTATGACAGCCAGAACTGCTGGTTCTAAAGTTTATGGAATAACAATGAACGACCTTATGTACGCTGTTTCTTATGATAAGCCTTCTTTCAAATGGGATGGTGTGTCAGGTGCTGGCGCAGCAGACTTAGGCACGACTTTGGATGGAACCACAGGCAACATGCCTCAAGGCAGATATATTGCCATGTGGAACAATTTTGCTTGGGTGGCTCACACTTATGAATCGGGCACTGCTTACAGATCTAGGTTGCGTTGGTCTAAACAGAATGATCCTGAAAGCTGGGAAGCAGCAGATTATGTTGACATTGATGTCGGTGAACATGGTGATTACATAACTGGTTTAGCTGCTTATGGTGACAGGCTTGTTGTGTTTAAATCAAACAGCACTTACGCAGTTTTTGGTTTCGATTCTGATTCTTTTCAAGTCATTTTACAATCAGCTTCTGTGGGTATGATCCCTGATTCGACACCAGCGGTGTCACCTAACGGCGTGTTTTTTTGGGCTGCTCAAGAAGGAGTTTATTTATACAACGGGCAACAGTTCGTTTATTTGTTTACGAAATTGTTTCCTGGTATAACACAAAACAAGATCACTTTCGATACTGCACCTGAGTTGGCTTGGGGTGACAACAGGGTTTATGTGTCTGTTGACTGGACTGAAGGAGCTACGACTACACGCAGAACTCTTATTTATGATCCGACTTTGGGTGAAGCTGGGGCTTGGGTTTTAACAGATATTGATGCAGGTCCCTTGCTTTCATACCGTCCACCTAATGAACGTGCAAAAGTCTTGGGGGGATGTGTTGCTAATACGGGATCAGTTATTGATTTAGATGATGATTCTGACCGTATGACTGATAGATATACAGCTTCAACTGAAACTCACATAACTTCGTACTTTGTTACACCTTGGCTTGTGGGAAGCGATCCTATAACTAAGAAACGTTGGGGTAAACCAAGGTTTATTACGTTAGCTGATGAGACAATGACTATGAGTATTCAAGTTTATAAAGACTATGACAGGTCAGAAGTGGCTAAAACTATACCAATTACAGTAACTGGTAGAGCTTCTGCATCTAAATGGGATACAGCTAAATGGAACGATTCTGACCCTGATTCTGCATATTATGCAGCTTGGGATGCTGTAACACCTTCTTTAACAGCAGATGTTATACGTTTACCTACACTTGGGACAGCGCAGTCTATATCCATGAAGGTTAATGGTCCGACTACTAACAAACATTGGGAGATAAACGCTATGGCGTTTACATATAATCCAAGAAGGTTGCGTTAAATGGCTGCTCTTGCTGTCACTAATAGTTTCTCGGCAGGAACAACGATTGTTGCTGCTGACATGAATCAGAATTTTACTGACATTGTTGACTGGGCAACAAATACACCTAGTTTGGGTAAAAGCGGTAGTTATACAACTATGACTGGAAAACTTTTATGTACGGAATTAGCTGATTTCTACGGAAATATACAGTTACAAGGTGCAGGTGCGTTTGTTGGTTGGGAAGGAGCATCTGCGGACGATTACGAAACTGTGTTGTACGCAACTGGTCCAACTGCTGATCGAGCAATTTATTTGCCCGATGCGGCAGGAACAATAGCTTTAACTTCTGACATCACAGGCACAGTCTGGGATGATCAGAGCAACATAATCGCTAACTCGGTTTTCAATTAAATAAAGGAAAGGCAATATGGCAACATATTCAAAAGAATTACTGTCAGGTGGTACCAACGGTAAGAATATTAAAGTGGCAGCTACGGCTTCCGCTGGAACAACTATTCACACTGCCGTTGCAGGTACAACAGATTTAGAAGAAATCTGGTTGTACGCCTGTAACACGGATTCATCGGACAGGAAACTGACCATTGAATACGGTGGTACAACATCACCAGATGATCTGACAGAAGTTACTATTACAGCCGAAGCAGGCTGGGTTCTTGTATGCCCTGGTTTACTATTGCAAAATGGTGCCGTGGTTAAGGCTTTCGCTGCTGCTGCTAACGTAGTTAACATCAATGGTTTTGTTAATAAAATAGACAAGTAGAGGTCCTTTAGTGTTTCGACAAGATAGGACTAACCCTAGTACTGCGGTTTCTACGTGGAATGGTCGACGGGATTTGCCGAAGGCTAATCCATCTACGGCTGTTTCTGCGTGGTTGAATGGCGGTTTGGCTGGCGGTGCTGCTGGTATATCTGCCTATGGTGGTTGGATAACTCAATACGAAGATTCTGGTACGACGTATCGTGTTCATGCTTTTAGAGGCACAGGCACGTTTCAAGTTATTACAGGTGGGGATGTTGAATATCTGATTGTTTCTGGTGGTGGATCTGGTGCTAGAGGCTACGGTGGTGGCGGTGGCGCAGGGGGTATGGTGACAGGGACTGTTACTGTAACAGATGCTACCGATTATTCTATAACTGTAGGTAAAGGCGGTATCAGGTCGGGTACTACTGGAAGTAACGCAAATGGTGTTCAAGGTGAGGCTTCTTCTGCATTTAGTGTAAGTACTGTAGGTGGCGGTTACGGCGGAAAAGGTGGAACTGCTGGTAATACAGGTGGTTCAGGCGGCGGTGGTGGTGCTAATGGTAGCACTACTGGCGGTGCGGCTACTACAGGTCAAGGTAATGCGGGTGGTACAGGTACAACCAACTGTGGCGGCGGCGGCGGCGGTAAAGGTGGCGCTGGTGAAAATGCCGAAACCGATGGTACAGGTTATGGTGGCGACGGTGGAGCAGGCTCAACTGGTATAGGAATAAGTGCTACTGCCAGAACATACGCTGGTGGCGGTGGCGGTGGTGGAAGTGCTGGTGCCGCTGAAAGTCAAGCAGGTCTTGGCGGGTCAGGCGGAGGCGGCAACGCCTCTAACGGAGCCGACACAGCGATTGCTGTTGGTGGTGTCCCCAACACAGGCGGCGGTGGTGGTGGAACAGCATCAACAAGTTATATAAATACTCCTAATGGGGCCAGAGGAATAGTAATGATTAGGTACACAGTATGACTACTACAATAGACACAAACGCTCCCGCTTATTTAGACAATGGGGTTATCACAGATGGAGAAGCATGGGTGCCTTTACAAACCCATGTTGAATCTGGTAGCACTACACACACTGTAACTTTGCAATCTTCTACTGGTGTTAACAACTGGGCGCAATATCAAGATTTGATTCTTATTATTGACGCACGTTTTTTGTATAGTTCAGCCACAATATATCCTTACATGTATTTTAATAATGACACTACTGATGCCAATTATGAAAGACAGGCTGTGAGAAACGACAGCAGTACAGGCATTCTTGCTTACATGCAGTCAAACCCTGGAGTTTGTTTTTTTCCTGGGGCGAGTGCTACTGCTAATGCTTTTGGTACTGCGTATGTTCGTATATTTGATATAAATTCTGGTAAAAAGAAAATGTTGCAATGTTTCAATAATCATACGGGTTCCACTACGGCTAGTGGAATTAATTTGTCTTGCGTTATTTGGGATACTAATGGTACTAATGCTATTAATCGAATAGATCATTACAGTACTAACAGTAGTTATTATTGGGCTCCTAATAGTCGTTGGGATGTGTTTGGTGTTCTTCCAAGGATGGTGTCTTAATGGCGATTATGGAAGCGATTGAAACAATTTATGTAGAAGAAGAATATGTTTCTTCTGTGGAGTTCACTAGTATTCCTTCTACTTATGAACATTTGGAATTAAGTCTGTCTTGCAAATCAAGTTATGGTGCTGCGGGACCAGGGACTGCGGATTATGAAGCGTTTTGGATGCGGTTTGGTACAGGTGGGGGTGCGGTAGATAGCGCAGGTAATTATCACAATCCTCAAATGTGGTGGAATGGCACCAGCGAAGGTGGAGGTAATTCAATAAACAATACTGGCATTTATTGCAATATGGCATCAGAGAACACATGGTTTTCTGAGGTGTATCACTCTAGTCAAGTTCAAATTTTCGATTATGCAAACACTAACAAAAACACAGCGACATGGGAATGGCTGGGGGGTTATCCTGCTTCTGGTGTGTATCAGGAAGTGGCAGGTGGTATATGGGCTAACACAGGTGCGGTTGATCGAATACAAGTAATTCCTTATACGGGCAGTCAAGCAATCGTAAGAGGTACTACGGTTAGTTTATATGGGATAAAGAGTTCATAATGGCTACTTGGAATGTAATAAATCACACAGACTTAGGGTCTGCTAACGCTACTCTGGTTCATTGGACTAGTATTCCTGCGTCTTACGATCATTTGTACATAATGATGAGTCAACGAATGACAGGCTCAGGATCTTATAGTGATTCTTTCAAAATGGAAATTAATGGCGAAACAGGAAACACCAATTATTCTTACAACGGTCTTTACACTACTAGCGGCACTCCCGCTGGTGAAGGGGTCGCACTAGGTTCACAGGCAACAGCAATAGGTTACCCTCGTAGCCCTGCCGCTTCTTCTTTAGCAGACACTTTTGGTGTAACAACTATTTGGATACCTAATTATTCTAATACCACTCATGGTAAAACGACTCTAGTTTCAAACTGTAATCCTAATAATGATTCTACTGCTGGTCGTTGGTATGTGTACTTGTATGCAGGTTTTTGGAATAATACAGATGCTATTGATGAACTTAAAATATTAGGATCATCGACGAATTTCGCACAACATTCGAGTGTGACACTATATGGAATAAATGGAGCAGCATAATGGCAGAGCCAAAATATAAGGTCGTGAACGGTGAGTACATCGAACTCACGGCAGAAGAAATAAAAGAATTGGATGAAAGACATGCGGCAGCAGATCTGGATTTCAGCATGGTCAGAGCGGAACGCAACGGAAAGT